AGTTGTTGTTGTGGTTGGCCCAGCAGTTGTTGTTGTGGTTGGCCCAGCAGTTGTTGTTGTGGTTGGCCCAGCAGTTGTTGTTGTGGTTGGCCCAGCAGTTGTTGTTGTGGTTGGCCCAACAGCTGTATTATCATATAAAGTCCAGCCCACAGATGAACTATATATATAGTATGTAACACCATTTTCTAGTGTTGTTAGTTGATTAAATTGGGCAGATGGGGAGAAAGAGTTGACGCCAGTTCCATTATTATTAACTTTATAGATTTGATTAACATAATTCTTAATGACGCTATCTGCTAAAACAATAGTTGGACCCCTATAGGTGACTATACTTAATATTTTAGTAATAGTAAAAGATGTTCGTGGCGCGTTATCTGCACCATCATATAGAAAATATGGAAAATCTCCATCATTACTAGTAATAATATATCCAGTATTATTAGTTAAGGTAGTTAAAGAGTTAAATGGAGCATTTGCACTATAAGATAAAAATCCTAAACCTGATGCGTTGATGCTTTTAATATTACTAATTCTATTTAATCCAGTCAGTGCTGATATATCAACAGAATTTCCTAAATATTCCACATATTCTAATTTTTTTAATATAGAAATCATTATTATTTCCTAATTTTTTTCCATTGGCATATAATGTAGTTTTGGTCGCCTAGGCCAGCTGGCGTTGGCTCAGTATCTAAAATAAAAGTAGAAGTGTCATCAGCAGTATTGTTAATAGTCATATCTTGACATTTAACTATAATAGAAGCATATTTTTTATGAGCAATAGTTTGAATATAACCTGATGGATTTTCTATATTTATAGGTTTAATAATCCAACTTTTATAATTCCATAAAACTGCCATAGGGATAGTTTGACTAGACATTTCGCCATATAGTCCATCTCCACGACAATATGGACATATTTGACCAGCACCAAACTCTATTGGTCCGCCAGCTTTATATTTATTAGAAGATTTGCGCAAGCTAGAATCGTAATAGCAATTAGGACATTGTATTAGATTTTTAGCACCAAAGTTTAAAGCACATTGAGTTGATAAGCCAGAAGAGTCCAAAAAAGCGTCCATTTGCTCATTAAAAATTTTTTTAAGATCAGTATAGTCTACAGACATAATTAATTACTCTTCTATGAATAAAAATCACTATTGCTTCTATCTCTAATGGGGCCTCTCAGTAGATATCTTGGATCAAACTTATTGCCAACGAATGGACTAAGAATAGCTCTGATTGCACTAGCATTCTTAATATCCCAATGGTCTGTCAAATCTTGATAAAGACCGCAAGCTCCGTGGTCGATAATAGACTGCCAACCTGTCAAAGATCCTCCAAAAGCAATTGAAGCTGGACCAAGTTGAGTTCTAACACCTTCTAATACAGCTTTGGTTCTAAAAGTACCTTGATCAATAATGCATGCTGCTTTTAAACATACTAAACTAATAAAAATATCATCATTGTCTATTGTTGGATCTGGTGAAATTGAGCTATTGATAACATCTACCGTATAGCTGTGATCTAAATTAACATCAAATTGTACATATTTCCCAGCAACCGATAGTACTTGCTGTATACGAGCATCTGTAAAATCATATGGTTCATCTAAATCATTAACTAAAGTTCTAACAATAGTAGTAAGCTCATTTTCCCAAGCCATAGTATGTCTCTCTGTAAAAGATGGGGATAATCAAATATAACATACACCTAAAAAAATAGGCTGGCACAAGGCCAGCCCATTTTCTAAATTAATAACATCAAGTAATACTTATCAGAGAGCACCAAGAATAACTCTGCGGTTATCTAGAACAGCAAAGCCTTGCTCTGCCCAGCCGTAGAAGCCAGCTCTCTTTTGACGATGAAGTGTATCGTCTTCAAAAATCTGTACTTCTGAACGAATTGGCATGATGAAGCTATCACTCTTGCGAAGATCAAGACCAACTACTAGTTCAGACTTGCTGTTTGGTAGTGTACCATTGAGCACGTTGCTATAGAATAGTTGATACTGCTGACCTTCACCAAGTTCGTCGAGATCATGTAGATTGATGCCGAAAACACGGTTAAGTGTGCCATCAGCAGCAACATAGATCTCACGACGGGTAACTTCGTCGATCTGATCTAGACCCCAACTACGGATATCTTCCATAGATTCTGGAGAAATATATAGATCAGTTAGCATACCACGATTGGTACTAGCTGAGTTACCACCGCCGTTACGACGCATAACAGTCTTCATTAAGCTTACTAGTCTCTTTGTGAAAAGACCAGCACTGGCATCGCTGTCGTAAACAACAATATTACGATCAACGCCAGCAGCAAGTAGTGTGTGCCAGCCATCATCGTTCATCTTCTTTACGAATTGAGCCTCTAGAACTTCCATGGCACGACCAACTACGTCCCAGCGAGCATCACGAGCATACTTTAGTAAGTAGTCGATACTAGCGCCGATATCATAGGTGGGAACCATAACATAGTCACCCTCGACATGACGCTGTGGAATATAACCATGATTAGGAATGGTATAGGCCACAAAGTCTTTTTCTGTGCCTGGGGCAACGAAATCTAGTGGAAACTCAGGAGTAGCACCTTGCTGTAGCACGATTGGCTCGAAGATACCATCGAGAATATCACCACTGAGAACGCCTTGACGTAGAGGAAGCTCAAGAGCCTTAGCAAATTCTGCGTTGGCGGCAAGAGCCTGCTCTTTCTGAACTGAACCAGACTTAACGAGAAGATCTGTTAATTCTGGAGTTGCTTCAAACCTTTTATTAGCCATATTTTTCTCCCTTATCATGTAATATTGATGTCTACTTTAACGTAACCGTCAGCATCTTTGCCGCTTAGAAAACGACCAACTTTAACGCTGTTTGTTGATACTGTTGTTAGCTTACCGTCATTATCGTAATAAGCATCAGCACCAGCAGTAGGAGTAACGCCAGAACCAACCATATCGGTTGTTACTTGGCCTTGACGAAGCAAGGTTACTTTGCTACCGAGCTGTACTTCGTCCTTATGCCAGTTGATGTGTTGTCTTGTAAGATCAAGATTAACAACATCATTTAGCAATAGGCCTGCTGGCTTTGTTCCAGTATTTGAAGATGGATAGGCCACTACAGCTGAAGCGTCGTCCATGCTGACTCCGCTACCACCATTACCTACGTGTACTACGATACCGCCTCTTTCGGCAACTGTGTTGCAGAAGAAGGAGATGTCAGTGTATGATTCGATACGATCTGGTTTTAACGCCATGTTCACTCTCCCTTATTAAGTTTTTTACCTAGTCTGTTATACACAAAATCAACTAAAGCTGCTCTGGTACTTTCAATCTCTGTATTAGCATTACCGCCAACACTGAGATCAATTTCTTGTTCAACTTCAACATTCTCTAAAACTGAAGCATCTGTAAATGTCTCTGATGCTTCTTCTTTTGTCTCTTCTTTTTCGTCCTTAACTGGTGTCTTTTTACCAGCTAATAGACTGGTCATAGCCTCAAAAGAGCTATCGTCTAGAGAATCAAATTTTTCTACTGTAGCTTCTGCAACAGCTGATTCAATACCACTATTGATAAGAGCGGCCATTCTTTTCATTTTCTTTTCTTTTTTCATATTCTCTTCTTCTTTGGCCTTATATGCAGCAATTGTCTCATTAGCAGATTCAAGAGCAGCCTTTAGATTTTTGTTTTCTTCATCTTTGGCGTCTTCATCTTCTTTTATCTTTTTAGCAGCTTCTTCTTTCTCTGTGACCAGAGTATTGATTGTAGCTTGAGCTTCTGCTAGAGCTGCTTCTAATTCATTTGTTTTGTTTGTAAGAGCATCGAGAGAAGCTTGTGCTTCTACACACTCTTGGGTAGCTTCAATTTTTGTTTCTTCGGCTATGCTGACTTCTGTATCTAAACTCATATTGGTCTCCTTTAAGTTAGCTTGATTAGAAAATACACCTATATTTTCAGAAATCGTATTTTTTTTCAGTGTTGCTGATGATGGATCCAAGAATTTTGTATTTTCACGGGTAAAAATAATACTTTCTGGATTAGCAGGCTTATCTACAAAACCCTTTCCAGAAAATGTAATTTCTCTTAATACTCTACCAATTTTATAATTTTGATGTTCACCTGTACCGCCATATGATCTTAAGTATTTTGTTAGATGGGCGGTATCTTCTCCTCTAGATAGGATTTGATAACTTCCACTACTCTTATCTAATAAACCATAATCAAACCCTTTAAAATAGCATTCCATACTTACATACTTAGTACCATTTTCTATTTCAGCAATAAGCTTAGCTGCTCTATCTCTTAATGCTGGATCCGAAAAACCTGTATAAATTACAGATCCTGTTAATATATGATATTTATTAGGTAAGCTATCTACAGGGGTGTTATCGGCAATTAGCATACCTTCATCGGTCATTGGCCAATTAGCAGTAATATGTCCAATAATAGTATGCTCGTCATGCTCTAGGTTGGTGGGCTTGTGAGATGGGGTAGACTTAGCTTTCCAAACTTCTTCTTTATCAAAAATATCATCGTTTTTATTCCATGATGATGTGACTAGAATTGACTGTACATAATATAGGTCTTGGTCCTCTAGGCCTGCTATAGACTTAAGACTTTTAATTTTAGCAGATGTGGTTGGATCTGATGGGCTGACAAGAGAGGCGCATGTAATGGAAGCTTTGGCCATTATTATGTCTGTCAAACCGTCTAGTTGTTCTTGTTTATAAATATGCATTATTCTACCTCGTTAATGATATCAATATCAGAATACACCAGACTATAAAAATAGGCTTTCATATGTTTTTGTTCATCTGCTGTTAAAGATTTATCCATTGAGGAGGCTGTGGATTTCATCCATTGTTGAAACTGATAGTACAGAGAGCAGACATCAATACTATTGATAGTATTGAGCTTCGCTAATAATAGTTCTTCGTTAATAGTATTTAATGGATCTAAAGTTAATAATAGTTTAGTTTTAGTATGTTCGGCTTCTTCATACTCATTACTAGATAAGCTTCTCATATTTTTTTTATTATAAAATTCTATGAGATATGGATTAATGATATTGGCTATTTTTTCTTGGGCATCTAAAGCCCATAGTTGTATAGAAGCTCCGGTCTGTGGAGAAAAACTTTTCTTTTTCCTTTTCTCTGTATCTTTAGAAGTTTTGGGGCGACCTTGTTGTGGTTGTCCTGGCTTAGTAATAGGATTGCCACCAAAAGGACTGTTTGGTGCTTTAGGTTCAGGTTTATTGTCTGCTTGCATTTCAATTAATGTTTTTTCGCCCTTTTTCTTGGGCTTTAATTCTAGATCTACTTGGCTAGGTGTTGCTAATCCTGTTTGTAAAGCAATTTTTTGTAAAGATTCTTCTGTTTGTGGATCATACCATGGGCCAGCTTTGGGAATCATTCTTTCGCTTTCTCTGTCTCTATATTCTTTATTAAGCCTTACCTTTTCCATATCTGGATCAAAACCGAAAATTCTTTGTACTAGTTCATCAGATACTATATTTCTATCAGCTAATTGTACTAATAATGCCTTTTCTGCATCTTCATTAGAAAGATCCATCCTGTCAAATTCAATTTTAGCTGGATATTTAAAACCCATAGCTTTCTGTACCATGGCAATTTCTTTTTTCCAAAAGGCACTAAGTACTTTTCTACCGTATTGTAGTCTTTGAGTTAAAGTTTTTAGAGATATAAAGTTATTAGTAGTACCAGAAGCACCATATGTTCCAGTGAGAGTTGGAGGAATGCCTAGTCCAGCATAAATACTATTTAGATGAGGTGTATATTTTGCCTCTCCAAGAAATTGATGAACACTAGTTTTGCTTTCAATCAGCTCTATATCTGGACCCCAAACGAGATCCATTGTACCACCACCAACATTATTCTGTAGAATATCTCCGAGCTTAGATGCTGCGGCTGCTGTGGGCGCTATTTTGTGTTCTAGACTTCCTAATTTAAAAATGCGAATATTACTAATAGCACCATCCAAAGCTGCTAGGTCTGCTAATTTTAGTTTTTCAATAATATTAATATCATCTAGAATAGCATAAACCATAGGATATGCCCACATTTGCCAGTCATCTTTTTTGTAATGATAAACTAAAGTTTTGTCTGGATCTAGTATATATGGTTTCTTGGTCTTGGCAGCTTCTATGATTTGAGGAGGTAGCTGATTGATGATAGCTTTTTCAGCATCATTTTTTGGACTGTTAATAATCTTTCTTAATACTGGTGGCATATTGATAGCATAAGTTTTATTGCTAACGAAAGAAGATAAAGATCCACCAATAACGTCTACATATGTTGGATCAATAAAGGTATATCTCCATGGTATTTCTCTTTTTTCGACTTTGAGTTCTTCTGAATTAATAATAAGATCTGGACTAGCTATAGAGCGATATAAACTATCAGTTACTTTCAGGCTAATTTTTGCGGTTTGTCTATTAATAACAACATTACCAACTTTATATAAATTATTTAGAAATCTCTCGCTTCTATCCTCTCCGTTAATTTTATCAAACCAGTTACGATAGAATTTTTCTATTCTTTTATTAGGATGTACTAGTCTAATGCCCTGACAAGCAAAATCGCCCATAAGATCAATAACGTTTTTAACCAGACCAACTCTAGTATAAACATTATCTGCTGCCATAAAAATGGCTTTAATTTGAGTTGGTACTGCTTCGTCAGGCCTAAAGAAATCGTAATCAGATCTGGTTAAACCAGGACGGCCAGCGATATTTGGTAGTAATTTAGAAAAATCTCTATATCTGCTGCTATTGGCGGTGGCTCTTTGAATACCACTAAATTCTTCCAAACCCTTAGACGCTTCTGTTAAGGCTTCTTTTTTGCCTCCTAGATCAGAATCATCCCAAGTAACATAGGCCTCTTTATTTTGATAGGCCATATTTTCGATAGCTTCGCTTTTGGGATATTGTTTTTTAGGCATAATAGTATTATAATTGTATTGTAATATATTTGTAAATTAACATACACAAATTAGCGATAAACACCCTTATAAATATCGCTATTAGCAGCTTCTGTAAACCAATTTGGCCCTTTATATAAGCTTCCTGTGTTAGAGTTGGGTGAGACTCTTAGATTGCTCCCAATAATATCATAGGATACTGGCTGTAAATTTCGAAACATTTGTCTAGCTAACATATTAGCGATTAATAAAGCGCTATATCTATCTTTTCTTAGTTTGCCTTTTTTACCATTAGGCAATTTTACATCAGGTGTATCCCATCTATCTCTAGCGTTAGGGCCAGTGCTAGTTTGTGTCATAACAATAGTAGTTAATTCATTTTTTAGTTCTTCTATTTCTAGAATACATTCGCTTTCATTATCATAAAGATTTTGAGATAAATCAGTATTCATAATATCTTTATTTTCTTTATCTAATGCTAAAGCTAAACTTAATTGATCAAATCTAGGAAAAATTAATACTTTATCTTCTAAGTCTTTTCTTAATCCGTGATTAGCCTGAGCTGTCCAGTCTGCTCTAGCAAATTGTATTAAATGTAAAATATGTAAACCACTTTGATCATCAGTGTCTTTTGGCTTTTCTTCTACAATTGGCCAAATTAAAAGTTCTCCATCCTCTGCTTTACTAGGATCGTGTAGAGCTTCTTCAATAGCCACACCGCCTCCCTGAGCATCTATGCCTATCGCTTGCGTAGGAAATACTTTCATAAGATTACGAATTTTCCTAGCACAAAAACCATAGAAATCATATTCATTCACCAAGCCTGTTTTTTGTCTATCTTTAAAATTACTACGATTAGTAGTCCAGCAATAAACAATTCTGGAATGATCTTTATGAAGTTCTAAAATTACAATACTAAAATTATCTTTTTCAGATGCTGGGTCTATGCCATATACATATTGCAAATCAGGATTGCCCTTAGTATTAACATCAAATAATATTGGATTATTATTAATCATAATAGGATTAGCTTCATTGGAAACACAGCTTTCTATAAGGCTGCGTTTAAAAAATCCATCACTATCAGCTGTAAAACATGCTGCATATTCCATATTGTATATACCGGTATGAATAGTAGCTTTAGCTCTTGATATTTGTTTATCATCCATGAAACCCTTGGGTATTAATTCATAGGGTATACGAATAATGCTATAGTCCTTCCAATTAAAATTATCTGGAACCTCTCCTTTAAAAATTTCTGATAGTTTACGATTATCTCCTTTACTGTTAATGATATCTTTATATCGTCTCCAGTATTGAGCAAAATGTTTGAAGCTATAATCTGCTGTCCCAGCTATTATTGCCTGGTTGCCTTTTTTGATCTGTACAGCTTCTAGCTCATCATTCCAAAGACCGGCCTCTTTCATTGCTTGTTTTTTAGCTTCTTCTTTCACATTTTGTATAGGATTAGCTGATACCGCAGCGAAACCTGATACTACTGTTTCATATATATCAGGAGATATAGACGCAAACTCGTCTGCAATAATAATATGTGCTCTTAAACCTCTAATTTTACTACCATCGCCCATGGGCACAGCAATAGTCCAACTATCTCCAAATCTCATAGTGCATCGATCAACGTCTCTACGAGGACCATCATCATTGCCATTAAAAATACTACGTAAAATAGGGCTATTACGCCATATAGTTTCCATATATTCAAATACTAATTTGCTTTGTCTAAAAGCCGCACCAACCACTACTATTTTAGTTCCTGGTTGTAACATGCACCTTAAAGTGCAATATAATGCCATTAGAAAAGATTTACCAAAACCTCGGCTAGCAACGAACATGGGAAAGGGTCTGGTCCAGAATTCTTCTAAAATAGCTATTTGAATAGGATGTAATTCTATATTAAATAGAATTTTACAAGTAAATCCAAAATTTTGTGGCTGCCTCATGATTCTCATTAGGTGCAAATCAGGATTTTCTATATCCTCTTTGCTCCTATTAATCATCAGATTGCGGTTAAATTGTAGAGACTTGAGATCCCCTAAACCTAGCCATGCGTCATCAAATATCGTTTTGTTTATTACCATGTTTTTCGTATACTCTTTTCATAATTGATACTGCCATTTTTTCTGCGTTTTCCGAACATCCACAGAATAAAATGTTTACACCATAATTTAACTGTATTTCAGTAATATACTTAAGAATATACTTCGAACTAATCTTTAAATGCTCCCATAGTTTTTTGGGAATATCAGAACCAACAGGAAAAGTGTATATATCTTCCAAATCAAATTCTAATAATATAAAACGATATTGTATTTGACTCATTCTTTCCAAAACATTTTTAAATCTTTTTTCACTGATATTGGTGGCTACTTCACTAACGCTACGTTTGCGTTCTATACATAAGAGGTGTTCTAGACCTTCTATACTATAGTCTCCAGTAT